TTAATCACGTTCGTCTGTCCGTTGTAGGTGTAGTGTTTGTCAGCAACCAATCCAAACTCTTTAGCTGTTTCAAAGAACGTGTTTAACGTAGTCTTTTTTAACGTGTCTAATTTGCTACGTCCAATTAAAGAACGTGTCCCTGCGTACTTCAAACGACGTTGAATCTGCCACATACAACCAAACTTCGTCTTTCCACCACCCGCCGCGCCACCGTATAACAACTGTTCAACCTGTGAATCAGTCGCTAAATAGTTAAGTGCTTCAATTTGACGCGGCAGGTATTCGGGTTTATATGGTTGCATTAAAATAGTTTTAATTGTAGTTTTTCTAACCTGTCCATTTCAGCAATTACCTTGAAAATCTCATAGGCAACCTGTGGAACGATTGCATTTCCGTAACCCTTTATTGATTCTTGTCGCCATTTAGAAAAGGTAATTCCGTCCAATTCGGTGGGAAGCCCATCATCTCCGCTACAAATGGGGTGTTGAGTCGGAAATTCATTCCAGAATATTTTCTTGTCCAATTCTTGGATCCACCCATTTCGTGCATTGAATACATCATTCCTTCCTTCAATGCGTTTGGTGTTGGAAGCAATCCCATATTCAACATTCTCGGAAGTGTCATTGAGTGCATTGAACCTTCTTTTATTTGGGTGCTCTTCATTGTTGCACGAGCGTTCGTGCTGTCGAACGCGCAAGGTGTCGGAAGCAACGAACCAAATTCGGTCGCGTCTATGCGGTGCGCCAACGGCACAAGCTGGCAATAATATCGGTTGTACGGTGTACCCTTGACTTTCCAAGTCAATGCACACTTCTTCGAAGACCATTCCCCCGTTCCAATTAGTAAGTCCACGAACGTTTTCGCCCACGACGTAGGTTGGCTTAATCTCTGAAATTGCTCTGAGCATATGCGGCCAGAGGTGTCGCTCGTCCTCTTTCCCAAGTCGCTTACCTGCGCTTGAATATGGTTGGCAAGGAAATCCTCCTGTGAGTATGTCAATTGTTCCTCGGTGAATAGTGAAATCTGTCTTTGTGATGTCTTCATAACTAATTGAGTTTGGCCAATAATGATTTAAAACTTTGCGTGGAAAGGGCATCCATTCACAATGAAATGTATTGTTCCACCCCATCCATTCAGCGGCTAAATCGAAGCCACCGATTCCACTGAATAGTGAGCCGTGATTCATTGCTTACTTAAATAAAGTTTATACAATTCTCGCAACCCTTCGAATTGAATTGATTCTTTTAGCAGTTGACGTTTGCGGTCACTCATTCGTTCAACCATTCCTTTCGAAAGTTGTTGTTCTTGAAAGACTGTCTTTCTTGCCTTCGCTTTGCACAACTGATATTCTTCGTCTGTGAATGTTTCCGCTGTAATACGCTTACTTTCTTCGAGCCAACGCATCATTGACACACCTCGCAATTCTAACGTCGTCATTTTGCCTTGTTTGAAGCTCTGCACGTCTTCGTCCAACATTCTTCTCCAGCTATCGTCGTTCACCGCCATTTCGTTTTCTTTTATTTGTTGTGATTTTTCTTCTATCGCTTCTGCAATTTCACGCTGAATTTGTAGATTCGCTTTGTCCCTATGTGGTTTGTAATGGGTGAGTACGTCGCCAATAAACGACACGCTCAACGCTCCGAAGTGTTCGCATTTTTTACTCAGTTCATTCGCTGCATTTAGTTCGAAGGCAAGATTGAAGTGTTCAAACGTAACCCAACGAAAGTGCTTTCCTATGAACTCGTGCAACATTTGCAACAGTTGCGCTTCGGGAAGTGCTATTCCGTACATAGCGCAAACCTTCGAACAAAGTTTAACGAACGTTGGTAGGTCGTAGTCGGCTACGAATGCGCTTTCGCGTTCTGCACGATCAACCCTTTGTGTAATGCTGAGCGTCTGCGTAGATGCGTTGCGCAGCGTCTGAATCGAATTTTCCATTTTTGATTTTTGTGTTTTGGTTTGTAGTTACAAAGGTAGTTAAGTCCCACTTGCGAACGGCAGCCTTCCAGTCCTTCATTGGATTCCTTCCAACCTTCCAACCGTTTGCTTCGTAATGAGCGTGGAATTTCTCGGTGAACTTTAACGCGTCGTCGTTGCTTAGTTTCTCGCACGCGTATTCGTAGATTTCGACAACCGTTGGTTTGACGAACGCAGTCTTCTTTTCTTTTATTGTTGCTGGAAGTTGAGCGGGTTGCGTTTGCGCTTTCAATAGTTCTTGAACTTGCGCTTCAAGAATCTCGATTCGTTTCTTTAATTGTAGTATAAGCATCATATTTTCTCCTCTCTGATTTCTATTTTAAAAAGTTCTTTTAGTATTTCAATTTCGTGGTCCTTGAAATTGGTTGTTCCGTTTTCGCGTAGGCAGTAATTCGATTGTTCAATTCCTAATTTGTACGCGAGGTATTCCTGTTTATATCCGTAGAACAGACGGTAACATTTGATTGATTTGTGAAATGGTATCATTAGTCCCAACCCTCCCCTTTAAAGTCGTCTGCGTCTTCTTCGCGTGTACATTCGTAGCAGAGACCGATTTCATCTTCGAACAGTTCCTGCACGTCGCTGTCGTCCCAGTCACGATATTTTCTGTTAGTTCTTTTGATTTCTGCAATTCGTTCTTCAATTTGGTCTGAATCGCAATAACGGCAATAGTCGCTCATATTTTTTTGATTTTAAGGTTTATTTTAATTTGGCTTTTCTTTTTGCTTCGAGTTCCTTTTGGTGCTCTAAGTGTTCAACAAACTTAGTGAAAAATTTAATAGGTTTAGCATAACCCATCTCATTCATCAATCCACAGATGCGTTCAACGGTTGCCGCGTAGGCTTTGTCGCACTCAATCTGCCAAGTCGCTTGTTTGATTCCGTGCATCACGGTTGCGTGATCCTTTCCGTAGTGCTTACCAATTGATTCGAAACTTTGAAAGTAACAAGGACGGATAAGGAAGAAAATAATTTGTCGTGCTGTCACTATCTCGCGTCGTCGTGTTGGTGTGTAAAGCATTTGAGACTGAATACCCACAACGCTACAAACAACGTCTTCAAGTGCGCTCCAGAATATCTCACGCTCGTTTTCAAGTTCTTGTTGTTGTTTGATTTGTTCGGTTGAAAGGCGTTCGTATTTTGGCGTAAGCATTAACCAAAGCGTTTCGAAGCGTTCCATGTGTGCAAATGGAATCATATCAACTATCTGCTGTCTTATTTGTTCGTTAGTCATTTTGTTTGATTTAGTTTTTTAATTAACGCGTCCGCGATTCCTACTGCTCCAGATGTTAGTTCTTCCATATCGTATTCGGAACTATTGTCGTTGGACATTAAACCGTTCAAAATATGAAGCGAAAAATACTCTCGTTTGCTTATTGTTTCTTTCTCAATCATTTTCTTCGTTTATTAAAATTGTTGGGGTAAAGGTTGAAAAAACTTCTTCGCGTGACAGTCCTGTGTGAAGGCAAATGTTGTTGAAGTCTTTGATTCTCATTCGCTCTGGGTGCGCAACGTAAAGACGTGCTGTTGGGTCGCTGATGCGAAGAACATTCTTGAAGTTGTGCATCGTCTTGAATTGACTTTTAACGAGGCGACCGAATGGTGTTGAATAGATTTGTTTGTTCATAAGTTGAAAAGAGATTTTACCACACGTTGAATGAAGTTCAATTGAGGTTGTTTTGCCTTCACTTTTTGCGTTGTTGGTTGTTTGGGTTTAGGTTGGTTGAAAAGGTTTGTTTGTCTTTGCTTTTGAACTTGACGATCCCAATTTGTTTTGTTATATTTTTTTCTCTCAGCTAAAAATAAATCGTAACGCTCCGCACGAATACGTTCAACCGCTTTAAACGTTCCGTCTTTTTCTTTCCAATATAGACCTGCAGTTTTTAGAGGTGTTGCGTAAGCAATGCAAGTGTTCAAATTTGCTAACGCTTCAACTGGTGTTTGTCCTTCGTTTACTAATCTGCAAAATTCACGAAGTCTGTTAATGTCAAATGCTTTTCTTGTTTTCATTTTGTTTTTATTGTATGGTTTATTATTCATTAAGTTAAAAAATAGGGGTTAATGTATGCTATAACCCCCATTATTCATTTAGAATGGCAATTCGTCTTCGTTCTCTGTTGGTTTAACTAAGCCGCTTTTTTCAAGCATTGCTTTCGCCTTATTCATTTGATCCGCAGAGCGCTCCAATCGTTTGCTAAACTCAGCCGAAGAACTAACTTTGTTCTGCAACCACTCTGGAAGCATCTTGAAACGCAAGTCGAAGTCTTCGCTGTCGTAGTCCAACAAGAACGAAGCGTTCACCTGTGGTGGACAAGTCATTCCTTTTGCAAGTGGTGACGCTCCTTTAAGGTCTGC